CAACTCAACAAGCAATAATGGGAGTTAAAATCCCAGGTTCAACGTCAATGGATCTTAGCACTTGTGCTGGACTACCCTATAAATTGAATCGGGGTGTTGTTGGTAAGACTCCTTACATTAGTAAAGATTACAGAGGAACCTGGAACATTCAAGAGCTTGTTTTTCATGAAGTTGCAAGATATGAGTCAGCTTATATCTCCGGAATTGTTCCTCAAAATGTGAAATTAGAATTCAGAAAGAAAGAACTTGTTGGTCCTAATAAAATTCTAACTCCAAAGACTCGTACTGTAGGTATGGGCAATATGATCCATCAAATAATTTTTATGAAAATTTTTAAAGATTTGCACACTTTGATCAAGAAAGTCTGGGCTGATGGCGGAAGCATGCCCTTTGCCTTGGGTGTAAATCCCAATTCCGAACATTGGAATCAAATAGTTACTCATTTAAGATACACTGATTATATGGTTGACATGGACGTTAAGGCTTGGGAGGAAAAGATTTCACAAAGACTTTTGTTTATGTGTGACGAAGTCGAACTCAAAATTATTGAAAATTCATATAGATTTAGAAATGAAGAGTTTCCTTCTGAAATCTTCAATATTGCTTATGGTTTATCGGCTGATTATACACAGAGTGATGTAGCCTTTGAAGATTTTATTTATGAAAAACCAAGTGGTTTACTTTCTGGCCACCCTGGTACATTTATGCGCAATTCTGCTGTTCATACGATGATTATTGGTTTAGCTGCCCGTAAGATTCTTTTGCGCAAAAATCCACAATTAGCTTCAATTCCTTTTATTATTGAAAATGTCCGCTTTATTCTTGCGGCGGACGATGTTGTCATTGCTATTTCTCCACAAGCAAGAAAATATATTACTGTCTCAGAACTTGTCAAAGCTTATAATGAAATAGGTTTTGAAGTCACAGCAGCTGATAAGGGCGCTGAAATCTTGCCCAAAACAATTGAGGAAGTTCAATTTCTAAAACATCATTTTGTTCCTCTTCCTCGTCACTGTATCGAATGTCCTATCGAATATAAGTGTTCTCCAAATCTGTCTATTATTTATCAACTTGTTAATTGGTATTCTACCGAATCAACTCTTAATAAAGAACAGCAAATAGCCAGTAATCTAAATGATGCTCTAAACCTCGCTTGGCAGCGAGGTCTACAGGAGTACAACCGCATAAGAGACGCCATTAATATGGCTTGTCAACGTCTCAAAATGAATTATGTGGATACTCTGAGCTATGAAGGACGCCGTGAATTGATTTATCATAACATGGCAGAAGAGAGACGTGCATTCTATTCTAGCACGCCCCAAGTAGAAGATTCTGATCTTGATTATGTGGTGATGTAGGTTTTATTTTTCCTATATACTAATCCCCATTTGTAGTTTTTAAGTTCCCGCTTTGATTTTTACTATAATAACTCTTGATTATAATCCAATATTTGTAATATTAACTACGAAATAACTCTGGTGAAGGTTGAAATCCTTCGATCCTACTTTATTTAATTAAACTAGGTTTATCCTTGCAAGTTTATTTCATTTAAGGACCCAGCCTATAACCTGGACCGTTTGTTAGTAGTACGTTTGCGAAGACAATTTATTGTAACTAGACAAAAAACTAACAGTTAATATTAAGCCAGCGACTGGTAACCACAGGATCGTATTTTTTCAGAAAATCGAAATATTTAGTATATATTTCTACTGAAGATAACAATTTTAAAATAAATTTAAGTATTCTTATTGGATGTGGAATTTTCCATACCCAGCCCAAAATTCATTTCGTGTTATTGAG